ACCCCATCCGGGGTCTCCGTTTCTGGGCTTGTACCAGGAATGCCATCCGGCATCCGCTTAGGTTTCCTAAGCACGAACTCTCCTTTCAGGGGAAAATCCATGTCAAAGGTTAAGTCAAAAGCAGATAAGCAAATTCGCCCTCAATATACGCGTACTGTATTTAATTACGCGTATAACCCGAGTTGGAACTCCGACTCAGGTTGGGTGAAAGTGTCTACTCCAACTTTGACTTATCGGGATACGCTCAAAATCTGGGAGGTAACTCCTGGCTATGAGAGTATTATCCGAGCATCCTATGGCAGGAAGCAGCTTCCTATACATGCTTACACGTATAGGGAGAGGAAGTGGGTAATCGGATATCGAACGTCTTGTATGAGCACACTCATGCCACAAAGTGGTAGAAGGTGGGCCTATAGTAAGACGAACTTTATTTGGACAACCACGCACCTCACGCTTCCTTCTTTGCAGAGCAGACTCAATGTGAGACTGCTGAATTCTGTGAAGGATGGGGACTTCCAAGCACCTGTGGCACTCGTTGAGGCGAAGAAAACTGCCAACATGGTCTTCACTAGAGCTGTTCATCTCGCAAAGATGATTAACGCTCTACGTACTGGCCGCGTTGAAAAGTTTATCGACATGTTTCATCGGAGTGTCGGTGTATCTCGGAGTAAGCGGAGAAGTCTCGTTAAGAAGTACCAGCATGAGCGAGGTCGCGACCCTTCGGGCGCGGCTTCTAACTTATGGCTGGAGGCTACTTACGGGTGGACGCCGTTCATAAGCGAGGTACGCTCAGCCACCTCCGTCGTTCTCGATCTAATCGAGGAAGACGGAGCGAAGCTGGGACGTGCGTACGCTAAGGATAGTGTCGACCACGCCACCAAGGTTATATCCGACGCAAGCGACTGGCGCAACACGATACACACTCTGACCGATAGGACAGAGCGTGCTGTGTGGTACTGGAAGCCTAATGAAGGGTATTGGCCTGGGCGGTTTGGGCTTCTCAACCCGTTGGAAGTCGTCTGGGAATTAGTTCCGTTTTCGTTCGTAGCGGACTGGTTTCTTCCGATTGGCGACTTTTTGAGTACTTTAGATGTGCCGTTTCGTGTCTCGCATGTAAAGGGGAGTTACGGTTCCAGGCAGTATACACGTGTTCACGTATCCTCAAAGATACGTCCGAACATTGTGTTACCGTCAACCAGTAGTTATACTGGTTCTGGGGCAACTTCTTTTTACTTGCTTGACATAAAGCGTACATCGATGGTCTCAATCCCGAAAGCGCACTTGAGTGAACTTCTAATCGACCCATCATTAGGGACGAAAAGGATGATCTCGGGAATCGCACTTTTGAGACAACAGGCAAGCCGGCTTCGCTGACTTGCTTAAATCATCGCTCTTTAATCGCTCTCTTTGAGAGTACCCCCAACCGCGCATTTTCGCGCAAACTAGGAGATATAATGCCCGCACAAGCGAACATTATTCTGGCTGATGGCCAGACAACCCCCGTCAACCACACGTTCAATCCCAACGGAGCGATCGGGCAAGCCGACAAAAGTGTCGTAGCCGAGTGGCAAGACCGCTCACCTTCCGCGAAGGTGGGTTTCCTCACAATCACCGAGCAGTACAAACCGACGAACGGTAACGGGATGGAGAAATTCCGTTTCGTTATCGACGCACCGGTTTTGGAGACGCCTGGGTCTACGGTCGTCGGCTTCGAGCCGAAACCAACCAAGGCATTCTCCACGCTGGCAGTGATTGAGATCATGGCCCATGAAAGGGCCAGTGCCCAGAACTTGAAGGACATTGTTGCGTTCGTGAAGAATTTCACTGCGCACACCTACTTCAAGGATTCGATTGAAAATCGTGAGCGTCCCTGGTAATACCAGACGACGGCCCCCTCGGAGTAATAATGCTCCTTGGAAGGCATGGACTGTTGGGGGCCTAGCGGCCCTTATAGTCTTCTTCACGTTTTTCGTCAAATCACTGGGGGAAATCCATGTTTCATGGAAATGGGCGTTCTCAACGCTCTTCAGTAAAGACCCAAAAGTCCAATCGGAAAGCGAAAGGGAATTGGGAGAGTTCGAACCGAAAGGTCCGGACAATTCCATTACCCCTTCAGCGCGTCCCTAAGGGCTCAGAGGGTCAGATACTGGAACGATACTTGGCCTGCCTTAATGCTCCAATGGCAGAAAGAGTGTGGGACCTCTACAAGTCCGGTAAACACCGGGAGCTAGTAGAGCTGGAGGTCGATCCACGATCCTACATCAATATCGACGAGTTCCGACGCGACTGGGCCGCAGTTAAACTGCTGTCCAAGCACGAAGGGCTCAAAACCGGTATTGACACAAAGAAAGTGGCTCTCGATGCGGCTCACGCCGCAGAGGATCAATGTCGAGCGACGAATGTCGTCTTTAAGTTACAACGGAAGGGGGATAATTATTCCTCTCGCAGAAGTGAGCTTATTCAGCTCACACGTGAAAAAATCCGAAGTATCTTAGGACGCCCTCGCGGTTTCCGCGAGGTTGGATGGTCTTCGGGCCGTACAAGTTCTAGCTCTGGCATTAACCTCTCTTCGATGCGAAAATACACCTCGCGTCCCGAGGTCACAATTAGCGCCTCGAGTCTTGCCTTGCAAGTTCTCCGAGGGTCACCTGCATGGGGTCAGTCAGCTTTGCAAGCTGACGGGCCTTGTAGTATTCTTTCTCTGAAAGAGTACTGGGTGCAGGGGAATACTCTACTAATTGTTCCCAAAAACGCAAAGACTGGTCGTTCCATATGCTATGAACCGCATATGAACATACGTCTCCAATTGACCGTTGGGGATTTGATTCGTCGGCGCCTCGAGCAATCGGGCGTTGACTTATCTGACCAGTCGGTCAACCAGCGACGTGCACAGCATGGATCCATTCATGGACATCTGAGCACTATCGACTTGCGTTCTGCAAGCGATACACTCGCCCTCGAGGTTGTGAGAGAGTTGTTACCGGATGATTGGTTTCAACTTCTTGATCAGCTGCGCTCGAGGTACACTCAATGGCCCGACGGCTCTTGGCTCTGGAATGAGAAGTTCTCCTCAATGGGGAACGGATTCACTTTCGAGTTGGAGTCGTTAATTTTCTTCGCAATCTGCAGTGCAGTGAGCGAAGGGGTCACGGTGTATGGTGATGACCTAGTTGTCCCAACAGAGAATTTCTCATCTTGCTGTGAAGCATTAGAGTTATTCGGTTTCCGTATCAATGAACGCAAGAGTTTCTCAAGCGGACATTTTCGGGAAAGCTGTGGGGGTGACTATTTCCGTGGACAGCGTGTGACACCAGCCTACCTTCGCCGTACTATTCGTACGATGAAGGACGTCATGCTATTTCACAATCAGATTAGGTTATGGGCAGAGCGTTCTGGATCTATTGATTCAAATGTTCAGTCCTTTCTGGTTTGGTTGAGAAAGACGTTTCCTGCCCCCCTAGGCCCTAAGGGCTATGGAGATGGGCATTACCACGCAAACTTTGAAGAAGCTACACCCTCACGGGCTGGCGCTTCTCTTGATGGATGGTGGTATACAACTTGGATACCGGTTTTCCGGTGTTCTTTGTTGGGGAACGATCGCGAGAGGTTAATCCCTCTCCGGTTTGGTGCTGCAGCAATTGCTGCAACAACTGGACCGAAGCGCTTATTCTCCCTTTGGGAGAGTGAGCGTGATCGACGGCTGATGTCATACCGACGTCACAGGGGTTTGGCCAGCTTTTGCTGGCCAAATGCGCTAATTACCTAAATTAGCGCACTCCGGGTTGGAAACCCGGTGGTTCCTAGCTTACGCTAGGGTGAAAAGAGGAACGCTGC